GGAGGCCGTGGAGCGGGTCGATCACCCGGCCGGGCAGGCGGCGCTGGTGCTGGCGCGTCGATTGGACGACGGCCGGGACACCGGGTCGGCGTTGGCTGCGCTGGCCCGGGAGCATGGGGCGCGGCTCGAGGTGGCGCTGGCGGGGACGCGGCGGGAGGCGTCGCCGCTGGACCGTTCGCGGGACGAGCTGGCGAAGCGCCGGGCGCGGCGAGGTGCCTAGTCCGGCGCATCGCTGGGTTCCGCCTTTCGCCGAGTCGGACGTGAAGTTCGCGGTCGACGTCGGGACCCAGCTGGGGCTGGTGCCGGACGAGGACCAGCGCGACATCCTCGAAGCGATCTACGCGGTGGACGGCTCGGGCCGGCCGGCGTGCTTCGAGGTGGCGATCGTCGCGCCCCGGCAGAACCTGAAGACCGCCACGCTGGAGATCGCGGCGCTGACGGACCTGTACGTGTTCGAGGAGCCGCTGCACATCTGGACGGCGCACAAGTACGACGCGGCGCAGCGGACGTATTTGCACATGCGGCGTCTGATCGAGGAGAACCCGGACTACGCGTCGCGGACGAAGTTCCACGACGCGACCGGGGACCAGGCGATCGAGCTGCTGCCGGGCGGGCAGCGGATCGAGTTTCACGCCCGGTCGAAGGGCGCGGGCCGGTCGGCGGCGGCGTCGAAGGTGACGCTCGACGAGGCGCTGTACCTGCAGCCGGGTGATGTGGGTTCGCTGCTGCCGACGCTGGCCACGCTGCCGGACGCGCAGGTGCGGTACGGGTCGTCGGCGGGCCTGATCACCTCGGCTGTGCTGCGCGGCATCCGTAACCGGGGCCGTGAGGGCGGCGCGGACGGGCTGGGCTACTTCGAGTGGTGCGCCCCTGTCGTGGCGTGCGGGCAGGAGTTCTGCCCGCACGTGCCGGCCACGCCGGGGTGCGCATTGGACCGGGTGGACCTGCTGCAGGTGGCGAACCCTGCGTATGGGCGGCGGATCACGGCGAAGCGGCTGGCGCAGTTCCGCAAGGCGATGCCGCCGGAGGAGTTCGCGCGGGAGTTCTTCGGCTGGTGGGACGACCCGCCGGAGGAGGGCGGGGCGGCGATCCCGGCCGACGACTGGCGGGCGTGCCTGGACCCGGCGTCGGCCTACGGCGGGTCGGGTCACGTGGCGCTGGGGGTGCACCTGTCGGGGGACCGGTCAACCGCCTACGTGGCGGCGGTCGGGGAGCGGTCGGATGGGCTGGCGCACGCCGAGATCCTGGACGTGATCGCCCCGCACCGGGCCGTCGGTGTGATCAAGGAGCGCTGGGGCAGGCACCGCTGCCCGGTGGTGCTCGACCCGGGTTCGCACGCCGGGTCGCTGGCGGAGCCGCTGGAGCGGGAAGGCGTGACGGTGGACACGGTGAGCGTGCAGAAGATCGCCCAGGCGTGCGGGATGGTCATCGACGCGGTGACCTCGAAGACGCTGCGGCACATCGGGCAGCCGCCGCTGGACGCCGCCGTGGCGGCCGCGGGGGTGCGGACAATCTCCCGGGACGCGTGGGCGTGGTCCGGGCAGGGCATCGCCCCACTGTCCGCGGTGACGCTGGCGATGTGGGGCTACGCGACCGGGGACCGGACCTCGGCCTACGAGGAGCGGGGGCTGGTGACCCTGTGAGGCCAAAGCTGCCTCGCGCCGTGGCGAACCGCGTCTGCTCCCGGGTGGTGGTGACCCTCAAGACGGGGGAAGCGTTCGCGGGGGTGCTGTTCGAGGCCGACGGCGGGGCGCTGGTGCTGCGGGACTCGGCCGCGATCGGTGCCGGGGAGAACCGGGCCGACCTTCCCCTGGACGGCGAGCTGCTCGTCCTGCTGGCCGACGTGAGCTACATCCAGCGTCCCTAGGGTGTGACCCACATTCTACCTTGCCAGCCAGAAGCCATAAGGGAGGCCGCGTGTCGTTCGTGAGCGGCGGTTCCCTGGTCACCAAGACCCCGGTGGACCTGCGGGGCACGTCGTGGTTCCACGGCATGCCGCCCATGTCCACCCGGTACTGGCCGTCGGCCTACGGCGCGATGTACCGCCAGCACCTGTGGGTGTACTCGGTGGTGAACAAGCGGGCCAACGCCGTGGCGCGGCTGCCGCTGCCGGTGTACCTGCGGGACGAGATGAACCGGCCGCGGGCTGACGGGCACCCGATGGCTCGGCTGCTGCGCGAACCCAACCCGGGCCTGTCGGCGTTCGACCTGTGGCTGTGGACGATGGCCACAAAGGACATCTACGGGGAGTCGTTCTGGCTCAAGCGCCGCGGACCCGGCCGCACCGTGGTGGGGCTGTACCCGCTGCACCCGGCGTCGATGGCCTGGGATGAGGACGAGGAGTTCTGGCGGTTCGACAACGGTCGGCTCCGACTAGACCGCATCCCCGACTCCGACCTGGTGCACTTCCGGTCCTACGACCCGGAGTCGATGACCCGCGGGCTGTCCCCGCTGGAGCCGCTGCGCTCGACGCTGGAGAACGAGTGGCACGCCCGCAACGCCACGTCCTCGTTCTGGCAGCGTGGCGCACGGCCCGGGGTGGCCCTGGTGCACCCGGGCAACCTGTCCGAGGCCGCAGGGCGGCGGCTGAAGGCGCAGTGGGACGGGCTGGCCGCGGGGTCGGGGAACACCGGGACCACGGTGGTCCTCGAGGAGGGGCTGAAGCCGGAGACGCTGACGCTGACCGCCGAGGAGGCGCAGTACATCGACACCCGGAAGCTGAACCGGGAGGAGGTGTGCGGCGCCTACGACGTGCCGCCGCCGGTAGTGCACATCCTGGACCGGGCCACGTTCTCCAACATCACCGAGCAGATGCGCTCGATGTACCGGGACACGATGGCCCCGGTGCTCAAGTCGCTGGAGGCGGCGGTGGAGATGGACCTGCGCCGCGCCGAGTGGCCGGCCGACCCGGTGTACGCCGAGTTCCTGATGGACGAGGTGCTGCGCGGGGACTTCGAGGCTCGGGCGCAGGCGTACCGGGCGGCGGACTACATGACGATTGCGGAGAAGCGCCGCGCGGAGAACCTGCCGTTCGTCGAGGGCACGGACCGGATCTTCCTCAACACGGCGACGCTGCCGCTGGACGCCATCGACGCCCAGGCCGACGCGCTGGTCGCGCAGACCGAGGCCACGGACAACGTGATCCCGCTGCCGGTGGCGCGCACCGTGGTGGGCCGGCTGTCGTGGCAGAAGTCGCTCGACGACGTGGACCCGGACGCGCTGGTCGCCGATCTCAACGGCTACACCGCGCCGGTGCTGCGGGCCCTGGAGGCCACCCGCACAGACGGAGGGGACGTTCCCGCTCTGCGGGGGCGGATCATCGCGATGGCGAAGGAGCAGTGATGGAGACCAAGGAAACCTTCGCCATCGCGGAGGTCAAGTCCGCCGAGACGGACAACCCCAACGGGGGGTTCGAGATCGTCATGTCCACCGAGTCGGTCGACCGGGACGGCGAGGTCATCGTCAAGGGCGCCTTCGACCCGCTGCCCGAGTCGGTGCCGGTGCACGCCTTCCACGACTTCCACGACCCCATCGGGCGCGCCGTTCCCGGATACGACAGTGAAGGCCGGCTGGTCGGGCGAGGGTTCTTCGCCTCCACCGCCCGGGCGCAGGAGATCCGCCAGCTCGTCGCCGACGGGGTGATCGGTCACACCTCGGTCGGGTTCATGGCCGCGCAGCGCAAGTCCGCCGACGACGGGCCGGTGCGGATCGAGCAGGCCGAGCTGCTCGAGGTGTCGTTCGTGTCCGTCCCGTCGAACCGGGACGCCGCAGTCCTGACTGTGAAGCAGGCCCAGGCCAAGTCCAGCGACGGCACCTTCGCGGTCGGCTCACGGGTCCGGGTCGCCATCGACCCGCCGCACGCACCGGGCCAGTCGGCCGGCACCGTGGTCGAGATCGGCGGCACCGCCTACGGCGTCGTGTTCGACGACATGCCGGAGATGGGCATTCACCGCTGGTACACGGCGAACGAGCTTTCCCCCGCGGGTTCCCCCGCGGGGTCAACTGACGACGCCCCCGAGGCCCCCGGCATGGACATGCCCGGCAAGTCTCCGGCAAGCGACGTGGTTGAGGCCGCCCGCATCCGCGCGCGCGCCGCACTGCTGGCAGTCAGCTAGCAGCCAACCCCCACAAGGACCCCGCCGGACGCGGGGTTCTCCGCTATGCCCAAGGAGGGCACATGAGCACCACCACTCGTGAGCGCCTCGAGCAGGCGGTCGCAGGTCTGGAGACCTACGGCGACGAGCTCGACGCGAAGGGCGCATACGGCGGCGAGGAAATCGCCGAGCTGAAGCGCCGCATGGAGGAGATCCAGGATCTCAAGTCCCAGGTCGAGGCCGAGGCCGCAGCACGCGGCGCGGCCGAGGACGCCAAGGCGTTCCTCAAGGGCCTCGGCATGAACAAGGGCGACGCCACCGAATCCACCACCAAGTCGCCGAAGCCGGAGTTCACCCGGTCCGGCCTGCCGATGGACACCAAGGGAAAGACGTTCGGGCAGCTGTTCGTCGAGTCCCCCGCCTACGAGGACTTCAAGGCCCGCTACGTCGGGGGCGACGGGGTGATCCCCAACTCGGTAAAGGGCATCCAGTCCGGCACCTACACCGCGCCGGACTTCAAGGCGCTGGTCACAGGCGCGTCGGCCACCTCGGCCGGTGCGGCGGTACGCAACGACCTGTACGGGCCGATCACCGACCTGATCGGTGAGCGCGAACTGACCGTGCGGGACCTGGTGACCGTCGGGCAGACCAGCTCGGACACCGTGGAGTACGTCCGGGTGACCGGCAAGACCAACGCCGCGGCACCCACGGTGGAGGCGACGTCGGCGGCGAACCCGGCGACCTACAACACCCCGACCGCGGCGGAGGGCTACAAGCCCGAGTCGGGGATGACGCTGGAGATCGTGTCGACCACGGTCAAGACGATCGCGCACTGGATCCCGATCACCAAGCGGGCCGCGTCCGACGCGCCGCAGGTCCGCACCCTGGTGGACAACTTCCTGCGGTACGGGCTGCTGGAGGAGCTCGAGGACCAGATGCTCACCGGGGCGGGCACGGGCGAAAACTTCACCGGCATCCTCAACGCGGGGATTCTCACCGTCGGCTCGGCCGGGACGGACATCGACGCCATCGTCGACGCGATCCGCTCCGTGCGGGTCAACGGCCGCCGGCGCCCGACCGGGCTGGTGATCCACCCGAACGACTGGTACTCCACTGGGTTCCTCACCGCGAAGGACACGCAGGGCAACTACCTGATCGGCGACCCCCGGGCGTCGGTCGAGCAGCTGAACACCCTGTGGGGCCTAAACGTGGTCGTGTCGGAGGGCATCACCGAGAACACGGCGCTGGTCGGGGACTTCCGCCAGGCGGTGCTGTGGGAGCGCGAAGGGGTCAACGTGATGGTCTCCGACCAGCACTCCGACTTCTTCACCCGCAACCTGCTGGCGATCCTCGCCGAGCTGCGCGCCGCGTTCGGTGTGCTCGATCCTCAGGGTTTTTGTTCCGTGACGGCGGTGTGATCGTGGCTGAGAAGAGCGAGAGCACCGAGACCGAGGTCGTGGACCGCCCGAGCAAGGCGACCCCTGTCGGGCCGGCTGAGCCGGTCGAGTTGCCGTCGGTCATGGGCGCCACGTTCGCTGAGCGGGCCAAGGCCCGCCAGGCGGCGGAGAAGAAGGCGGTGTCCTCCGCGTCTGCGGAGAACAAGGCGGTCGACGGCGACGAGGCGAAGTCCTCGTCGCGCCGCCGCCGCTGACCCCTGGCTGCCC